AGACCGTGTGTTGTATTGCCCAATTTGGACAGATATGTCCGGTGATTTGTATGACCTCTTGCTAGGTCACGAAGTTGGTCACGCATTAGAGACACCAGAACAAGGCTGGCACAATGCCGTTGTTGGCTCTGGTAAGTTTGCTAAGAATTTCAAACACTTCCTTAATGTTGTTGAGGATGCTCGTATTGAGAAAAAAATGAAACGCCGCTATCCTGGCTTGCGTAGTTCATTCGTAAAAGGTTATGGTCAATTGATTGACCGTGACTTCTTTGGTCTTAAGGATCGTGATATCAATTCAATGCCATTCATTGACCGCTTGAACCTTCACACAAAAGGTGGTGTTCAAATGGGTGTGACATTTAGTGTTGAAGAACACAAACTGGTTGACCAAGTTGAAGGTTGTGAGACATGGGATGATGTTGTCCGTGTTACCGAAGCCGTGTATGATTATTCCAAACAAGAACAAAAAGAAATAGAAGACAAAAAATATAAAATGCCTTCTCGTTCGTTTGATGACATGGACGATTATGACATGGAAGATTCCGATGACATGGATGGTGAATCATCTTTCGGTAATCAAAAATCTGACAATGACACTTCACCAAAAGAATCAAAACAGGAAGATAAAGCGCAAGTCGAATCTGATGAAGATGGTGCCGAATCTGAAAAATCTGGTGATGAAGAAACCAACGAATACAATCGTGATAAAGAATCTCGTTCCGTTTGGAATGAAGAAACCGACTTTGATGACTTTGAACCAGAATGTGAGACTGACAAAAACTTCCGTCAAAACGAAGTGAAATTGTTGGATGCCCGTTGTAAAGAATATGTTTATGTAAATCTACCTAAACCTATTATGAAAAATATTCTTACACCTGTAAAGCGTGTGCATGAATTGATGGTTGAATCATGGAAAAATAACAGTCCTGGTTACGATAGTTATCGTGAACAAATGTATTCCGAATTCAAGCAAAAGAATGACCGTTATGTTGGTTTGCTTGCTAAAGAATTTGAAATGCGTAAAGCCGCTTCCAAATTTGCAAAAGCAAAAGTATCTGAATCTGGTGATATTGATATCAGCCGTATTTACAAATACCAAGTTGATGACAATATTTTCCGTAAGATTACTAAAGTGCCAAAAGGCAAATCACATGGCTTAGTTATGTTGTTTGACCGTTCCGGTTCTATGCAATATAACTTGGGTTCTACGATTGAACAAATAATGGTTGTTGCATCATTCTGCCGTAAAGTTAATATTCCATTCGTGGTATATGGCTTCGGCAACAATGAACACGGTTACTATATTGACCATGATGTTCATGCAGGTAATTCTTTCTCTCGTGACAAAAACGAAATTGCAATGGAAAAAGTTTTCTTGCGTGAGTATTTGAATTCACGAATGAATAATTCCGAATTCCAACGCTGTATGAAAAACTTGGCTTTGTTGACGAATGCTTATGCACCTCGTTCACAACGCAAAGTCCATGTACCAACCAGCGAAGGTTTGTCAAACACACCGATGATTGAGGCAATCGTAGCGATGCAACCTTTGACTATTGAATTCCGTGAGCAAAACAAACTGGATATCGTTAACATGGTTCTGTTGCATGATGGTGATGCCGATAATCTGAACTATGCTTGTAACGGTACAACTGGAACATATTTTGATGTTCAACGCCACAATGTTATCATTCAAGATAAGAAAAATAAGTTCCAAAAACATGCGGAACATATTGAGTATGATAACGGTTTGCGTAAAGCCGTGTTTGACTGGTACACACAAACCACTGGTGCTAAGGTAGTTGGCTTCTTTATTACCGCTTGTGGTTCAACTGGCGCACATATGCGTAGTGCAATTGAACGCCGCTATGTTACCGAGAATGGCGATTCGCTTTGGGCAAAGCGTTACGCTAGTAACAATAATATGTCATATGAAGCCCGTGCGATATCGGATGAATTGTCTAAGCAAATGCGTGACAATCGTTTTGTTGAATCGCACAATCTTGGATATGGTAAGTTCTTTATCATTCCTGGTGGCGATGAACTTGCGGTTGAAAACGAAAGTTTACAAATTGAAGGTAACTTCACACCTGCTAAATTGCGTAATGCATTTATCAAAATGAACAAAAAGAAGCAGGTCAGCCGTGTGCTGGTGAATCGTTTCATTGGGTTAATTGCCCTGTGACATTTTTACAACACCACCTCTTGACAATGTGGTGTTTTTTTGCTAAAATACTTGTATTGAATGATTAATTGGAGTTGTTATGAGTAAGCGTGATGTGTTTTTGTCTCTCGCCGCCGCCACTGGTAAGTCTGTTATGTCTCGCCAGGAGATTGAAGAATTGTGTGCCGAAAAAGGCATTAACTTCACACAATGGTTCACAAAAGATCCAGCCAATCGTGCTAGCCGTGGTCTATATAATATTCCTAATACTAATTCTGTAGCCATGGTCGCTACAGTTACACCTATGAAAAAAGTTGATACACCTCAAACTGGTAATCGTATTGCTAGTGTTACTACCGAACTAGAAACTGAGAATCTGGTTCCTTCCGTTTATAAGAACTATGTGCCATTCGGCAACTACCAAGACTTGTTGGCTATCGTTCAAAGTAATCAGTTCTTTCCTGTGTTTATCACTGGTCAATCTGGTAACGGCAAAACAATGTCCGTTGAACAAGCCTGTGCAAAAGCAAAACGCAAATTCGTTTGTATCTCTATGACACCTGATACCGATGAATCTGATTTGCTTGGTAACTATGTTTTGATTAATGGTCAGATGGAATGGCGTGATGGTCCAGTCACAATCGCCGCACGACAAGGTGCCGTTTTGTGTATTGACGAAATTGACTACGGTGCTCAAAACTTGTCCTGCTTGCAACGGGTTCTTGAAGGTAAGCCTTTTATGTTGAAGAAAAAAGGCGAGACTGTTACACCAGCACCTGGCTTTACGATTGTTGCTACGGCTAACACAAAAGGTAAAGGTTCTGATGATGGTCGTTATATGTTTACCAATGTATTGAACGAAGCCTTCCTTGAACGATTCTTGAATACTTACGAACAAGAATATCCACCAACTTCCGTTGAGAAGAAAATTATCAAGAAAGAATTGGTGGCTGTTGGTAAAGAAGATGATACCTTTGCCGATATGTTGGTAACTTGGGCTGATACAATTCGCAAAACATTCGCCGAAGGTGGTGTTGATGAGATTATCTCCACACGCCGCTTGGTACACATTGTTAAAACATATGGTGTGCATGGTGACCGTTTGAAGGCTGTTAGTCTCTGTTTGAATCGTTTCGATGATGATACCAAAATGTCATTCTTGGATTTGTATACCAAACTTGATGCAGAGGCTAATAAAGCAAATCAGCCAGCGGAAGATATTCCTGCACCAATCCAACCTGATGTTGAAATTCCTTTCTAAGTAATTTCACATTTACCGCACAGAGTATTGACTTACTCTGTGCTTTTTGCTATTATAATGAATATTGAGACTTTAATCACCTCTCAATTTATTTTTTCAAGTGTGATTATATTATGGAGTTAAATATGAAATTATCCGCTAAACAAAAAATGTTGAATGCTTTGTCTAAGAAAGATGGCTACAACACCTTCACCGTAGCACAAGCCCGTCATCGCTTTGGTATTACCAATGTTGCGGCTCGTATCGCTGAGTTGCGTGAAGATGGTCATGCAATTTACACAAACACCCGTAAATTGGAAGACGGTCGTAAAATTTCTTTCTATCGCCTTGGTACACCAACCAAGCGTATGCTTAAAGCAAAACGCACATTTGCCTAATTTCAGGTAGATTTTTTGAGGGATTGAGATATATAATTATATCTCTCCCTCTTTTTTATGGATAAATTATGGAAATAAAAGTTAAAATTGAAGACTTGAAACAACATAAACTGTTTGTTGCTACACCGATGTATGGTGGTCAAGCGCACGGTATGTATGTCAAGGCTTGTCTTGATTTGCAAGGACTATTGAATAAGTATGGTGTCGAAGTTCGATTCTCATTCTTGTTTAATGAATCTCTTATTACAAGAGCACGAAATTATTTGGTTGATGAATTCTTGCGTTCCGATTG